TATACAGTAGCACCAAGCCCATATAAACAGACCGTTAAAGAGGGATTCCATGAGGTTTTAAAGGACTGCCACGGCCTAGTGACTATAGCATGCAAGAAGGCTAATATTGCTAATCAAACCTATTACAGATGGCGCGAACAAGATGAAAGCTTTGCTAAGCAATGTGATGAGGTAATGAATGATGTAGGTGACTTTGTAGAAAACAAATTAATCACTCGCATTGATAAGGAAGACACTACAGCGATAATATTCTATTGTAAGACTAAATTGAAGCATAGAGGCTATGTTGAGCGTATAGAGCAAACAGGGGCTAATGGCGGGGCTATTAAAACTGAGACTAAGCAAGTCGACCCAACAGATCAAGAAATACTAGATAGGTATTATATGCAGCGTAAAAAGGAGGAGGCAAATGAGTGATTATCCACCTGAAGAATGCACTCCTGTTAGGCTTGAAATTGATATCATGGCAGGAGAATTTATCTTAGGTACTTTTGAAGTGGAGCATGATGATAAAAGATATTTACAGTTTACAGAATGTATTAATGGACAACGTACTGCCCATTTAAATAGGCAACAAGCAAGACAATTTATTGATCTTTTAGAGATACTGTATAATTCTATGGAGGAAGATAATAATGTCAATTGATAAGAAATCAATCACAGATTATTTAGTGGATTTTGCTATATTTATATTCGCAATAATAGCATGTATAGTCATGCCAGTGCTCTTAGGTGCTTTATTATATCTGGTGTATCATGTAATCATAGGTTTAATTAATGGATAAACATAAAAGAGATTTTATACAAGGCGTTATATTAGCAATGCTTGGAGCTTCTATAATAGTATTAGCTTGCTGCTTAGTAGCGTACGTAGTAGCGAATATATTTAGTCTAAGTTGGAGATAATTGGCTAATGCATTGATTATCAAATGGTTATCTAATATATTAACCTAATAGACATGTAGTTTATTGGGTTAAATTGGAATCATTAGAAGCGCTTTTAAGGACTGATCTATCTTTTTTTACTCATAAGGTATTCAAAACAGTTGATCCCTCAGCTATCTATCTGCATAATTGGCATATAGACCTTATCGCTGAATATCTAAAGGCATGTCAATGCGGAGATATAACGCGGCTTATCATTAATATACCACCTAGGCATTTAAAGAGCATATCGGTAGCTGTTAGCTTCCCTGCATGGTTATTAGGGCATAATCCTAGCGAAAAGATAATGTGTGCCTCTTATAGTCAAGAATTGTCTTATAAACACTCTTTAGACTGTCGCCTTGTAGTCGAGTCGCAATGGTATAAGGATACCTTTCCTGAATCTGTTATTGTTTCTGATCAAAATACTAAAAGAAAGTTTGTTACTACTCAACGCGGCCATAGAATAGCAACATCTGTGGGAGGGACTGCAACAGGTGAGGGAGCTAACTTCCTTATCGTTGATGATCCACTAAGTGCAATGCAAGGTCAATCCGATGTAATGCGCAGTACTGCAAATAGTTGGTTTGAGCAAACTTTTAGTAGCAGGCTAAATGATAAGAAAAAGGGCGTTATAATTATTATAATGCAAAGGCTGCACCAAGATGATCTTACAGGATATCTATTAAAGAAAGGGGGTTGGGATCATCTCTGCTTACCGATGATTGCTGAAAAGGATGAAGTGCTTGAAAAAGGAGTTATACGAGTTTGTCGTACAACTGGAGAATATCTCCATAAAGAACGCATGGGTGATAAAGAATTAGAGAGTGAGAAATTAGCGCTCGGTTCTTATGCATTCTCAGGGCAATATCAGCAAAGACCTTCACCCGAAGGAGGGGGAGAGTTTCGCAGGGAATGGGTTAAATATTATGAATCAATAGGAGTTGATAATTTAAATAAATATATAGTTATAGATCCAGCTAACACCAAGACAAGACAGAGTGATTATACAGCTATGTGGGTATTAGGTTTTGGGGGAGATAAGAATTGCTATGTAGTAGATATTATACGCGATAAGTTGAATCCTAAGGAGCGTGTAGACACGTTGTTTGATCTGCACACTAAATATAAGCCTATAGGCGTTCTATATCAGCAATACGGCATAGAATCAGATGTGGAAAATATTAAGTATGAAATGGGAAGGCGCAATTACCATTTTCATATTGAGAGCGTCAGTAGTAGATTATCAAAAACTAGTAGAATAGAGCGATTAATACCTTGGTTTTTTGATGGTAGAATATGGTTTCCTAAGACTCTGTTTAAAAACAACTATTTAAATAAAGTTTTTGACATTGTAGAAGAGTTTATAGTACAAGAATACATAGCCTTTCCAGTAGGATTACATGATGATATGTTGGATTCATTAGCAATGATATGTGATATAAAGAATATTCAATATCCTGGTAATAATACAATAGATTACTATGCGTTATATAAATGATTAAGGCCTATAGTTTAACGGAAAAACAAGAGTCGCTAAACTCTAGTTCTATGGTTCAATTCCATGGTAGGCCATCAAATATTAAGGAGCAATAAACGTGATGACAACAAATGGTCAAACTGAGGCCCACAAACTATTAGAAGAAATAATGACAGCCTTAGTTAACGATTTGCTGCCTATAAAAGACACAGAAGAACTTCGCAGAGAAACATTGATTCTAAGAGCTTGTCTTTTTATAAGCAATGCATGGGAAGATATAGACCCCCCAATGCTACAATTTCCTGCTCATTTTCAAATAAAAATATTATTTCCCCACCAAGGCGGTTATTGCCACTTTTTGGTCTCAATAGATAATTTTATGCATACAGAATTAAGTGTATTCCTAGATATATTGAATATATACAAACCACCAAAAACCGATCCAAATTGGGAAGTGTATCCTGTTGATGAGAAAGATGGGGATTTTGCAACTAAATTATTTCCTATGAATGAGACTGAAAAATTAATGTCATTCATAGGTGAGACGTTAGAAAAACAGTTGGGGAAATTATGAATATCTCTAAAATTGGGGGCAGAAGAGTTTATGTTGTATTATCAGTAAGCCTCACAGGCCATCATATAAATGTATATGATGCATTTTATAATGTTTCTGATGCAAAACAATATGTGGTAGATGAGATGGGTGATAGTAAAACAATACGTATTATTGAAGTAGGATTATTCTAGAGCACCCTATGTTTTTCTATAAAAATCACTGTAATTATTTTTTGCATTCTACTTGCCTCATCTCTATCATAGTCTCTTTTGCCCTACGTATTTTATATTCGGTGTACCATACACCGCAAATTAGTACTATTACTAGGTATATAATACCGGTCTTTAAAGTCCATTTGCTAGTCAAAGCAGCGTTAATATATCTAAGGAATTTCATGATTAGTCTCCTTTAATTTTTTCATATTATTTTTCACATTATCATAATCTTTAGCTCTGTCTATCTTTCCCATAGTCGAATCAATTTTCATTAACAAACCCAGTATAAGAAAACCAATAGCTACTATGACTAAAACATGCTCTTTTTTGAGTGGATTCCTAAAATTCATAACTCATCATGTATATAGGACGGTTGAATAGAGCATAACTCACAATCTGTTTTATACTCTTTATTCAATTCTCGTATTGAGTCACAGTAAGTTTTTATTTCTTTTTCTATATTTTCATTCTCTCTTATCATATCTAATTCATTTTCCCCTATTGTCTGTAGTTCGCGCATTGTAACAGCCACACCTAAAAGCTTAAGAACAGGATGTAGAAAGGATATCTTACTAAGTAATGCTGCTGACATAGATATAACTCCATCCTTAGCAAAATCTTTTATAAAATTGGTGGCTAAGCTATTTTTCTTGTCTTCAAAGCCCTTTTCTTGCTCCCTTACTGATTCTTCGTGAACAAGTTTATTATGATGCCACATTGCCTTCTGTTCTGCGCTCCCTTTAACATCTTGCACCGCCTTATCCCTCATTACCTCTTCCTGAGCAGTCTTCAATGCTTCATTAATTCGATCATCTTCTGCTTCCTTAGCTATCCTAGCCTTCTCTGAGTGTTGCATCGCTGTATCCATAGCTGCTTTAGCAGTTGCTACTTTTTGTTCACGCTTTTCTAGCATTTTTACTCTATGTTTGTGCTCACTACCACCAGGATACTTTTCAGGTTGATTTTCAAAAGCCTTAATCAATGCTATTCTTTCTGCATCTTTTGAATTGAAATGCGCAGTAGCTGCATTGGTTACTGCTACTGCGTCTTCGGCTCTTTGTGTTAGGCTCATATCATGCCATGACATCGCTTTTCGTAATTCACTTATCCCAGCGAAATTTGCTGTTTGTTTAAGGTTGGTCATATAACCATTATAAGAAAAATCATCTTTTGTACCAGGCGGGATAGAATCAGGCATATGCGCATAGTGCTCACCCCATGTTTGAGCTCCAAGTGTATCAAAATGACCCGTTTTATCAAGTCTATAAGGAGAATCTAAATTAATAAGTAGTTTATTCCATACTTCATAATCTTTTTTTAAAAAATAGCTAGTTCCCTCAATAAACCAATGCTCTGTCATTTTAGTACCAGGAGTTTTTGCCCTATATTCTTCAAAAGTTAGCAAGTTTATTTTGGTATTACTTTTATCTTGATGATAATACATTTTACTAATTATTGCGCCCATACGATGTATACCTGCATCTTTTGCTCGGTTATCTGAATTATGACTGTTGCCGCCTCTATCGCTTCCTCTGTCGCTTCCTGTATCGCTGTAATAATTACTTACACCCCCCCCGCTTCCTGTACCGCTATCATCATCACAACCATTGTCTGACCAATCCCAATTATCATTGCCGTCATTACTTGCGAAATAAAGCTGCCCTGAGTTAAAGAAATCATTACCTACTCGTACTGCCTCCCCTACCTGTAATCCACACCCATTATCATTATCATCATCATTGTCACTAAAAAAACCCATAAAATAACTCCATCAAAAAAATGAGTTCGTACATTATAACGCCAGCATATCAAATACAAATAATGTTTTGTTAAGAAAGTACGTTTTCTTACATTAAGGTTTACGGCTAATGTAAAAATTGCATTTGTTAGGCGAATTCGCTAAGCGATTTACTCTCCCCGTTATGAATTGGGTGGTATAAATGTGTTGCAAATCAATAGTTTATATGCCATGTCATATTAATGATATATGTAGGCCACCTAATGATTGAACCGGAAATTAAAAAAAGAAAAAAGGTATTTTTAAATAAAAAGCAATTATTAGAATTAGAATTCAAGCATTTAAAACTCGGACTCATAAGTCCTAAAAAGGCAGCTGACTATTTAGGAGTGCCGATTAGAATACTTACTTATTTTGCAAAAAATAAACTCATCCCCTTATATGCAATTAAAACTAAGGATAAATATATAAGATATAGGATAAGCCATTTAGAACAATTTAATAAGGTGTATATAATAATTGGAGAACGTGCACATCTCAGGGTGTACTATGATGATAATTATCGCCCTAAAAAGTTATATGAAGATTTTAATAAGGAAGACTATAACAGATTCTATTAACTACTAATTAACTACTTGTCATGGCGGCTTATATTGTTTATGATATCGAAGCGACCAGAAGTATTGTTGATACTAACCCTATAACGTATTAATTTTCTATCCCATTAGAATTTTCTATTCATTTAGACTGGTCGCACCATTTAAATTTTTTAGCGCAATAAAATCCCTCCCATAGAGATATATCGGGGAGAAAATGATTAATATTTGATACTTGTATCAATTCAATATACAATCTAACGTATTGAATTATATGCAATTTATTTGATGTTAGAAAATCAAAAGACAATTCCTGGTCTCGATATAACGGATGAAGATATTATTCGTCAAATGGAAAAGGGAATCAATGAAAGTCTATTAGTACAAGAAGACTGGAGACAATCCGAAGTTACAGAAAACTATAATATGTATGATGGCAGTCAATGGACTGTTGCCGATACGAACCGCCAATTAGCCAATGGAATGCCTACATTAGTAGTTAATAGGGCAAAGCCTGTACTTGACGCTATTGTCGGTTTTGAAATACAAAATAGGCTAGATAAAAAATACGTTCCTAGGCTCAATACCGAAAAACAGAATAGTTTTACTGATATTGTTGGTAATATGGTTAAGTACATAGACCAGCAAACCGATGCCGACCTACAAACCACTCTAGCCTTTAAAGATATGGCTATTTGTGGCATTGGGTGCACCGATACCTTCTTTGATTATTCTAGACCACCTTATAATGGTGTTTGTCGTAAAAAGCGTTTGTTTCCTGCATTCGTTTTCTGGGATTGTAGCGCTAGGGAAAAGAATATACTCGATGCTAATCATGTAACGGTACTTAAAATAGTCGATAGAGAGGCGTTAAAGGCAGAATATGGCGATGAAGTCTTCGCGGATAACTACTCATTTGCATTAGATGCGCGTATATTGCAGTTTTTCAATTCCGTATTAGCAATTAAACAATTGGGTGTTATTTACGAGCACCAATGGCGTAAAAAAGTATCATTTCATAGGGTGGAAAACCCTTTTGTAGAATTAAGTAAGAACCCCAAGTTAGCCCTTGATCTAGCGAAAGAAAAAGGTATTCAAAGTTGGGATGCTACCCAGGCCTTTATTACTATGTTAGTTGATCAAGCAGATTATTACGGAGAAAAGTTTAATTTTGACCCAAAACGTGATCAGTTATTTAGTATTACAGAATCCGGAGACTTTAGGGGTTTTAGGGAAGCAATGGAATTCTATGGCATTAAAGTTAAGTATACTAAACAAGAGCGTTATAAATACTTTCGTGCAGTCATTACGGGCAATAAACTAATAAGCAAAGCCGAGAACTTTTCTCAAGAGGGTTTTTCGGTAAAGTTTATGACCGGTGAATTTTCAGAAATAACTCAATCATATTATGGCCTAATGAGAGGTTGCAAGATCCCTCAAAGAATACTTAATCAAACCATATCTGATCATATGGGCTTTCTGGCAAGTATTCCTAAGGGAGGTGTGAATATAGAAAAAGATGCAGTAAATGATATCCAAGCTTTCTTAGATACATACAGCAAAGCGAGATTCGTTACTATTTTCGAACCCGGAGCATTACAAAATGGTAAGGTACTACCTAAAATAGCACCACCTATACCGCAGGGTATATTAGAAATGATTCAATATGCCGATGGTCAAATAAT